AAACTTGCTATGAACGGGCGGACAGTATACATGAAATTTGTGGAGGTAACACATAAAGTAAGACTACTGACTGGGGCATGACCCCAGTATGCTATAAGGAAACTTATAGCATTCTAAAGTGTAATAAGTTATATTTTAGAATGCTATTGGGGTATGGTGAAATGGTATCACATCGGATTTTGATTCCGCTATTCTGGGTTCGACTCCTAGTACCCCTGCCAAATTACGGAAGTGTGGATGAGTGGTTTAAATCAACGGTCTTGAAAACCGTCGGTCGTTAATACGACCCGTGAGTTCGAATCTCACCGCTTCCACCAAATAAAATTTAATTTATATTATTGTTAGTTAAATAAATTATATGCGGGTATGATGTAAAGGTAGCCTGTGACCTTGCCAAGGTTAGTGTGCGAGTTCGATTCTCGCTACCCGCTCCACTGATTAAGATACTATGATTCATAAAACACTGACAACAAGCTGTGGTCATAAAATTGAAATTTATCAAAATGTTTTCCCTATATTCAAATGTGAGTTTTTTATGTCTTTTGCCCAAGGTTCAAATTACAAAGTGGGAAGATATAGTGGGGAAGGCAGTATAAATAGACCTGGTAATTTTTTTAGTTGTACATTCACGGATGAAGATGATAATAATTTTGGATTAAACAATACTCCTGAAGTACAAAGTATTTTAGGTAAAGTATCAAAAGTAATAAGTTGGGTGAATGCTACAATAAAAGGTAGTTGGTATTTTTCACATGTTGATTTTATGAATAACGGACAAGATCAAAAAGAATATATTACGTTATTATACAATATTAATAGATTTTGGGATAATGAATACGGTGGTGAAACACTTTTTTATAATAGTTATGGTGAAAAAGAAATAGCTGTAGATTTTATACCAAATCAAATTGTAGTTTTTCCTAGCCGTTTAGCACACAAGCCCGCTTTTAGTGACGGCAACACTGAACCCAGATATATGTATTCTTGTCAATATGTAAAATAGTAAGTTGTACTCTAAATACATTTTTAGGAATCAATTATGAGTTCAGACAGACAAGAACAAATTAGCAATTTATATCGTACAATATTAGGTCGTGATCCTGATGTCGACGGATTAGCATGGTGGGTGAGTACACCAACACCAGTTGAAGAAATTAGTAAAGAATTTTCTAAATCACCTGAAGCAATCGTAGTTAGAGCGTTTCATATTAGTAACATGTTTAAAGAATTGTTGGGACGTGATCCTGATATTGAAGGTTTTAAGTATTGGGTCTTGTCACAAGCTAGTTTAGATGATATACGTAAAGAGTTTATGAAAAGCGAAGAATACAAGACTCTTAATTCAAAGAAAAAAGTTAGTACTACTAAAAAGAAATAGCTGATATAGATCAGGGGTAGATCGCCATCTTGGTAAGATGGAAGTCATAGGTTCAAATCCTATTATCAGCACCAAAAAGGAAACATAATGTACAAATATAAATTATGGGTACGTATTAATGATTATCAAACTGCCAATACCTATGTGTGGGCTAGCAATGACTATGAAGCAAAATTGCTTGGTGAAGCACAATATGGTGTTGGCAACGTACTAAATTACACTAGAGAAGATTAATACCACCGTAGCTCAGATGAATAGAGCACTTGGCTACGAACTAAGGGGTCGTGGGTTTGAATCCTGCCGGTGGTGCCAAACAAGGAGAATATAATGCCAACAACATGGCTTGTAAGTGACACACATTTTGGTCACGAAAAAACCTGTACTGTTTTTAAACGTGATGATGGTACACCTCTACGACCCTTTTCATCGGTTGAAGAAATGGATGAAGAAATGGTTAAACGTTGGAATGAACGTGTTCGTCCTAAAGATAAAGTATATCATCTGGGAGATGTTGTCATTAACCGCAAGTTTCTAAACATTCTTGGTAGACTTAACGGTGATAAAGTCCTTATTCGAGGTAATCACGATATCTTTAAGCTTGAAGATTACACAAAATACTTTAGAGATGTTCGTGGATATCATGTTATGAATGGTATGATATTCAGTCATGTGCCAGTACACCCTGACAGTCTTGGAAGATTTGGTGTGAACATACATGGACATCTACATTATCAGCGTGTAAAAACAAACAATGGTGATATTGATACTAGATACCATTGTGTTTGTGTAGAACAAACTGATTACGCACCTATTTCATTTGAAGAAGTCAGTAAAAGAATTGTAAATGAAGGTGGTATTATTGGTTTTCGCAATGGTAATGGTTCAGTTATAGATTAGCCTGTTTAGCTCAGTTGGAAGAGCATTCGACCGATAATCGAAAGGTCCTTGGTTCAAACCCAAGAACAGGCACCAAACATTGGAGGTTGTAGCATAACGGTAGTGCCACGGGTTGTGATTCCGTACAGTGAGGGTTCGACTCCCTTCAATCTCCCCAATATTGCTGCTTTAGCTGATGCGGTCATAGCAACGGTCTGAAGAATCGTGGAACTAGGTTCGACTCCTAGAGGCAGCACCAATTTTTATTCTTTTCATAATTCAACTATTAAATAAAATATTAATAAATGAAAAGAGTATGCTTACACTATTTGGTATTCCTTACTATCAAACCAGTATTGATCCTAATTCTTATGATAAAGAGAATATTGTATCAACAATTAAAGATAATTATAAAATTGATTCAAATAGAAACCATTATGATGATGTAAGTGATTTTCACAACAGTTATAATGACTGGGAAAATAATACTTTTGTAAAGCCTAATTTTGAAAAATTAATACCTATCTATACTCAACAAATTCAAAATTTTTTTGATAGTTTGATAACTTGTTCAAGTGAAGTTTCATTTGTTTATGAAATTGTTAATTATACATGTATGGGTGTTAATCAGTTTATGAACCAGCATTTACACCCTTCTGATTTCGTAGCAGTGCATTACATTAGTTTTCCAAAAGGAAGTCAACCTACTACTTTTCATAATTTAAATGATTACGCAAAATATATTAATCCCTTTTTACCAATTAAACATTTAAAAAAGTTGTATAGCAATAGTGATATAAATCAATCTTGGTTACACGAAGCATGGAATCCTGAAACTAATGAAGATGATTTTATTATTACACCTGGTTTACTTACTCATAGTGTTAATAAAAACAATTCTACTGATTTAAGAATTACAATTATTTTGAATATTGCTGTAGTTATTAAAGAAAAGGTATAAATTAATTGAAACTTGATAATACAATCTTAAAAAATGTTTGTATGGAAGTAAAATTTGACAAACCTAAGCAAAACTTAAAATTAGCACAGGAACTTTTTCAACTTATGTTAAAGGAAAATGGAATAGGTCTTGCTAGTAATCAAGTTGGTGTTGATAGCAGAGTATTTGTTATGTTTGTAAATGATAAAATCTATCATTGTTTTAACCCAATTATACTTGAAACTTTGAATGATGATATGTATTATACAGAAGGGTGTTTAAGTTTTCCTGGCGAAAAATTACAAATTTCTAGACCTAATAAGATACAAGTTAAATATCAAAACGCATATGGTATTGAAACGGTTGAATGGTTAGATGGATTAACGAGTCGTTGTTTTCAGCATGAACTTGATCATTTAAATGGCATAACTATGCATGATAGATATAAAGACCTGGGTGCGTAGAGAGGTGATACGTCTCCTTTACACGGAGAGCGATACTGGTTCGAGTCCAGTCCCAGGTACCATTTTTACAGGATAATTATAATGGAAGATTTTGATAACTTTATTGAAACAGTCTACTCAGAAAACAATACTAGTGTAGCGTATATAATAGAAGGAAAATATTACACTGAGTTTTACAATGAATTGATGGACCTTTGTAATATTGAGCAACCTTATATTATTTGTCATGGAATTAGAGTAGAACATAAACGTGCCCTTTACGAATTTCAACACCATCATTGTACAAAATGGGTAATGAAAGTTGAGTCTACTAAAAATTTAGGTTTATATGTTATGAGTAAAGTATGATTGAATTACTAAAAGAATTTAGTAGCCGTTATGAAGAATGTTGTAATTCACCTTCTGATATTAATCAGCATTTAAAAACTTTGTACGAACTAGGACTTGAAGTTAATCATATAACAGAAATGGGTGTTAGAACAGGTGTAAGCACAAGTGCCTTTTTAAATCTTGCTGTAAATCATTACAAAACGCTTGTTTGTATCGATCATATTGAAGATAAAAACGTTACAGTATTATTCAACAAAGCTAAAATTTTAGGTAGAGCAGTTAGTTATTTAATAGACAGTACGCTCTCTATTGAAATCGAGCCAACTGATTTGTTGTTTATTGATACATTACATACATATAACCAATTAAAAGCAGAATTAAACTTACATGCTAATAAAGCTAGAAGGTATATTGTATTGCACGATACTGTAACATTTCCTGATTTAAATTTGGCAATTAATGAATTTTTGATTAACAACAAAGATTGGGCAATAAAACAGGTATATACACATAATAATGGATTAACTGTATTAAAGAGAACAAATGGCTAATGGAATTTATAAAGTAACAGAAGATTTTGAGAAAGCACTGGCTGATTACACCGGAGCACCTTATGTTATCACAGTAGATAATCAAAGTAACGCACTATTTTTAGCATTGATGTATGTGGGTGTTAAGGATCAAACTATTACAATTCCATCACGTACATATCCTAGTGTGCCGTGCGAAATTATACATGCTGGAGCAAAAGTAAATTTTCGTCATGTAGAAGGTCGTACCATTAAAGGGGCTTATCAATTAGAACCTACCCCAGTATGGGATAGTGCGTTACGATTTACTGCTGATATGTATATACCTGATAGTTATATGTGTTGTAGCTTTACTGGACCATACAAACACTTTAAGTTGAGTAAAGGTGGTTGTATATTAACAGATAACTATGAAGCTATGTTATGGTTTAAACGTGCTAGATTTAGTGGTCGGCGTGAATGTAGTTACCACGAAGATCATTTTGATATGTTAGGTTGGAACTTTTATATGATGCCTGAATTAGCAGTACGTGGATTGTTGTTGATGAATCAATTCTATAATGCCTCTGATGGTTCTAAAAAAAATAATGAAGATATTGAACACGCATATCCTGATTTAAGTAAATTTGAAATTTATAAACATAATGAATAAAGAAAAATATGTAATTTTTGGGTCAGGCGGACTGGCAAAAGAAATAATTGGTTATTTAGTAGAAATGTACGGCGATGACCATGGCATAGTTGCTGTAGTAAGCAGTGAACCGTTCAACAATTCTAAATATAATCAATTTGTTGTAAAAGATTCAATAGGTATTGATGAGTATCCTGAGGCAAAATATCTTCTAGCTGTTGCTGATCCTAGAACAAAAAGACTTATAGTAGAAAAAAATGCTGATCGTTGGACAAGTTTTATACATAGTTCAGCACATGTTAGTCCTTTCGCTGAAATAGGAAAGGGATGTATATTAACTCCGCAAAGTATAGTAGCAGGTGATGCTGTTTTAGGTAATTTTGTTTTCTTTAACAGTAATGCCACTGTAGGACATGATAGTTTTATAGGTGACTATACTACACTTTATCCAAATACTGAAGTATGTGGAAATTGTAATATCGGTAAAGACTGTATATTTGGAATAGGGGCATATGTGGTGCCTAATGTAAATTTACCTGACGGGACAAAAGTTGGCGCTGGATCTGTAGTTTGGGAATCTATAAGTGAAAAATGTACTTTAGTGGGTAATCCTGCTAAGCCCAAAGTTAAAACATGATTACTCCAACTTTAGAATCATTAGATTTAGTTAGAAATATAAGTGATAATATGGAAGGTAATACCTTTCATCATCATTATCATGTTTTATATGATATTGCTAAAACTTTTCCTGATAATTACAATTTAACTTATTTAGAAATAGGAGCATATGCAGGAGGTAGTGCTTGTTTGATGCTTCAGAGACCAAATACTACAGTTGTAAGCATTGATCTAGGATATCCAATAAGTCCTGAAACTGTTCTTAAAAATGTGAATAATTTTAATAAGTATAACAATTATTATACCTATATTATGGGTGATTCAACTACATATGAAACTATGGAACGTGTAAAAACTGTAGAGGCAGATATACTTTTTATTGATGGAGATCATAGTTATTTTGGAGTTTGGAGTGATTTTATAAATTATTCAAAGTTAGTTAAACCTAATGGATATATTGTGTTTGATGACTATAATGATTTTTTGCATAGTCCACTTACTAAGTCAGCAGTTGATCACATTACAAATCAATTACGTGATGAATATGATATTATTGGAACTTGTAAAAATGTATTAAATGCTAAAGGATTAGAAAATACTGATCAATTGGGAAATTGTTTTATCATTAAAAAACGTGAGATTAAAGAAGTATTAAGGCCACTAGCAGTAGCAATAGCAACATACAGAAAAGACAATAAAACAATTTTAAAATTGGAAAAAACCTTAAACAGTGTTTTTAATCAAACTTATCAGAATTTTAAAATATTTTTAATAGGTGATTGTTACGATAACGCTGAAGAAATAAATAAACTTTTGGATCAATATGATAAAAATAAGATTGTTTTTATAAATCTTCCTTTCAGCCGTGAAAGAAAATTTCATCCTGACAAAACTACAATTTGGAAGTACGGTGGTACCAATGCTGGTAATTATGCGATTGACTTAGCAATAAATGAGGGTTATGATTATATAGCTCATTTAGACCATGATGATATTTGGAGTACCGATCATTTAGAAGTTATAGCAAAAGCAATTAAAGTTACAAATGCTGATTTCATATGTACAAAAGCTCAACATGTAAATAAATTACATTTGCCATTAACTTTAGAATCAAAAGAATTATATATACCTTTTTATCCTATGTATAATGCTATTGTTCATAGTAGTGTATGTATAAATTTTTCAAAGATTCCATTACGTTATAGAGACTTATATTTAAATACAGGCACAATCGACGACCAAACACTTACAGGTGATGGAGATTTATGGGAACGCACTCGTCAATATTTACTTAAAAACAACCTCCGTAGCTTTTGTGTAAATAAAGTTACAGTATTACATTATACGGAGAATTAATGAATGAAAAAGCAAAGTCGATTCCAGTACTTGGCACAGCAATTGTTAATACTGTAAGTTGGCTTGAAAAGTTAATTGATAGTGTAGATTATCCTACCGATGAATTTGTAATTATCAATAACAATGGTCGTGGAGAACTTACACAATCCATTGATGAACTATGTAACCGTAATCATAGTTACATAAAAAAGTTTTCAACAGTGCATATGCCACGTAATACAGGTTGTGCTGGTGCGTGGAATACAATTATTAAATGCTATATGAATAGTCCATTTTGGATTATAGCAAATCATGACATTGAATTTCCAACAGGATTTCTAAGTGTAATGCTTGACTATGCTAGTAACCCATTAATTGGAACTGTACATGGACAGAACGGTCCCAATCATTTAATGGGAGGATATTCTTTATTCTTAATACGTGATTGGGTAGTACGTGACTTTGGGTTATTTGATGAGAATTTTTATCCTGGATACAGTGAAGATACTGATTATGAAATGAGATTTGTTCATAGACCTATTATGCGTCAATTAAGTGTTAATATTCCATATAAGCATGGTGGTACATTTGATTATGGCACATCTGGGTCACAAACATGGCGTCAGGATATGTCATTAAAAGATAAGATTGATAACGGTAGATACATTAATGAGCATGAGTATATGAATAGTAAATGGGGTGAAGGCTGGCGTTGGTTGCAGCCATATAAGCACCCATTCAACAACGAATCATACCCAATTGGATATACTACGTATGATTTAAATTTTGTCCGACGAAAGAATTTGGGTTTCTAAATACAAAGGTTAGTCATCTAACCTTTTTTTATTGCTGGAAAATAGAAAGGAGATTATAATGAAGCAATTAGTTTATGAAAATATTATTAATAAAGAAAAATTTGTAAGTCCAGCTAAAATTGCCATACAAACTATTGATGGAATAGATTACATCAGGGTATTTAAATATGGCACATCACATGAAGTTTTAGTACGCAAAGATTCATTACGAAAGGTTAAAAAATAAGGAGTGTAAAATGGCTGTACTTGCGTTAGATATTTCAGGCATTCCAAGACAATGGATTGGATTTGAAGATGCTGTTACTTATCATGCTAAAAAATCTGTAGCATGGAGTATGGGCGAAGTTGTAGCAAAATATCGTGGTGGATTTCAACGCAACGGTGAACTTAGTTGTATTGAAACAACAAGTATTATTGCCATTAAAGGACATGGATTTGATCCATACAAACACGGTAAAGTAGCATTAACTAATAGAACATTATTTGGCCGTGACCGTCATATTTGTGCTTATTGTGGTAAACATTTTGTCAGTCATCACAACTTAAGTCGGGACCATATTGTCCCAAAAAGTCGTGGTGGTAAAAATGAATGGATGAATGTTGTTACTGCTTGTAAAGATTGTAATAGTAACAAGGGTAGTAAGACATTAAAAGAAGCACGTATGGAATTATTATATGTGCCTTATATTCCAAACCATTTTGAAAACATGATACTTCAGAATCGAAATATTTTAGTTGATCAAATGGATTATTTAATGTCTGGTATTCCTAAACATAGTAGATTAATAACATGCCATTAACGTCAAATGTAAATCTTCGTAGCAAAATATTGCCTCCTGTTTTAATAGGGAATAATCTTTTCACTCACAGTGAATTACATGATATTAGAACATATTGTGAAAGTAAAGAATTAAACCAGTCTGAGGTATTACATTCAGATGATAGTAGTACTAAAGATAATGAACTACGTAGGTCAAAGTGTTTTTTTCATCATTACAATGATGAATTGGCTTGGTTTTTTCAGAAAACATTTACAGTAATGGAGGCTATTAATAATGACTACTTTGGATTTGATTTAGTTGGTTATGATTTTTTTCAATATACAGTATACGATGAGGGAGATTTTTACAGTTGGCATACAGATGCTCCTTTTGGTCAAATTTTAGAATCAAATAGTAATTATGCACGTAAATTATCAGCAACACTTGTATTAAGTTATTCCAATGAATATACTGGTGGTGAGTTTGAAATTATGGACAGACCTAACAATCCTACTACAGTAGAACAAAATAAAGGAACTTTAATTGTATTTCCTAGCTTTATAAACCATAGAGTACACAAAGTAAAAAGTGGTAGTAGAAAAAGTATTGTAATTTGGGCACTTGGACCCCCGTTCAAATAGTTGACAAAAAAGTTATATACGTGTATACTGCGTGTAAATAAATTAATGCTGCTTTAGCTCAGTTGGTAGAGCGACTGATTTGTAATCAGTAGGTCGTCAGTTCGAATCCGACAAGCAGCACCAAACATTTCCAAATTAGCTCAGAGGTAGAGCACCGGACTGTTAATCCGTTGGTCCCTGGTTCGATCCCAGGATTTGGAGCCAAAGAACCTTCTGACCGTAGTTCAGTTGGATAGAACAACGGACTTCTAATCCGTAGGTCGGGGGTTCGAATCCCTCCGGTCAGGCCATTATAATGAATAAATGTGTAGTTTACCCAATATTTCCGATAGTTCTAGGTACTTATAAAGTCATTGAAGACCTTAGCGAACTTGATAAAGTCGCTAACTTAGAATTTAATAACAAGGGAAATGATGGAAGCTACAATGCTAGCGTTAGTAAAGATTTTAAATTGTTAGATAGTTTCCCAAACATTAAGAATATAATTTGTAATTATTTTACTGATTTTAAAAACAAGGTACTTAAGTTTACAGATACAGAGTTTGTAATGACCACATCTTGGGCTACTAAAACATTATCTAAAGGCTATAGTCAGTTCCACTCACATAAGAATTGTTATTACAGTGGTATATTATATTGGCAAGATAATGTAGGAACAGCCAACCTAGAATTTGAAAATAATCATGGTAGTCAGTTTTTGATAAATCCTAAAGTTAATAATACATACAATAGTGATAAGTTTGTATTGCCCTATCAAAAAAACTATATTGCCTTTTTTCCAAGTTATCTAAGTCATAGAATTGGAGTAAATGAAAGCAATCAAATTCGTTATAGTATTGCGTATAATTTTTACCCAATTGGTATTCTTGGAAATGGTGATAGTAGCGTAAGTGTATTGGTAAAAGATTTCTAGTATAGTATTGACAATATATAGTAATGTGTATATAATGTTTGAATATTGCCCAGATGGTGAAACAGGTACAATATAAAGCGCGGGTGGCGAAATTGGTGAAACGCACAAGACTTAAAATCTTGCACATTGATACATTGCGGGTTCGAATCCCGCCCCGCGCACCAATATAACTTATGGTAACTTATTTTGACGATTATTTGTATAGCATAGATTTGCATACCATAAACAATGCTGTTCTATCAAATACCTGTCTGTCCTTTGAAAAATTTTTACTAGAATTTACAAAAAGTGCGGACAACACATACGGTACTTTTACAACTTCACAGCATGATAATTATAACTTATTAACTTATCCGTGTATTGAGTTAAACAAGTTATACCATGAAATACGTAAAAATATTAGTACATTTTTAGAAAATAAAACTTTTTACATGTTAAAAAGTTGGTTAAATGTTTATAGAGTAGGACAACGTATTGATTGGCATAATCATTGGGAACATAACAAAGGTGTGTGGCATGGATTTTATTGTGTCCAAGTTGGTAATAGTTTTACAAGTTATAGGATACCAACAGCGCAGCAAGATATAGTTGTACCTAGTATTGATGGAAGATTAGTATTTGGTAAAAGTGATGGTGATCAACATCGTAGTTCAGTTTGGCAGGATATATCAATGCCAAGAATTACGATTGCTTTTGACATTATTCCCATTGAATCAATCACACAATTGCCTACTATCAATCACTTTATTCCCCTATAAACTAATTTGACAATAATTCCTGTTTCATATATAATGCTGTTATTGATTGATTAAACAAGTTGTTTTAAGGTAGTAGCAAAAACAGTTTGACAATAAATCGTAGTTAGTGTATAATGCTTTTATTGACTAAGTTGTACGCAACTTAGACACAACAGGATCTTTAACAATTGATGTACAATACGCACCGTTCGTCTATTGGTGAGGACGGCGCCCTTTCAAGGCGCAAAGATGGGTTCGACTCCCGTACGGTGTACCATACTATAGCATATTGTGGAACAGACAAATGGCTTTGTAACCCATTAACAGTATGCTATAATATGGTAATTAAGAATAAGGGTGTTGCCCCCTACGGCGGACTGTAAATCCGTTCCTGAAGGTAGGGAAGTCAAGGCACGTGGAGCGTTACCATCAGCACCCACCAGTGTTTTATTTTCAAGGTTGTATAAAAAATTATGGGGGTATAGCTCAGAGGTAGAGCAAGATGCTTTTAACATCGAGGTCGCAGGTTCAATCCCTGCTGCCCCTACCAAACAATTCCGGGGTAGTATAATGGCAGTGCGGCGGTCTTGTATAAATAAGTATGGAGATAAAAAATGTTCTATATTATATACAAGACAACTAATTTGCTAGACTCTAAGTTTTATATAGGAGCTCACGCAACGGAAAACATAAATGACGGATATATGGGTTCTGGAAAATATTTAAAGAGAGCTATAAAGAAGTATGGTTTAGAAAACTTTAGTAAAGAAATTTTGCATGTATTTGAAACTAAACAAGAAATGTTTTCCAAAGAAGCAGAATTAGTTACTGAAGATTTAATAGCAACCTCTAGCACATATAATATAAAGCCCGGCGGTTCTGGTGGTAATCCTGGGATTGTTGGTGCGTTTAAAGGCAAAAAACATAGCGAAGAAACTAAAGAAAAGCAAAGACAGGCATCATTGAAACAAATTATAACAAATGAAAAAAAGCAAAAATTATCATCAAATAATTGGGCAAAAAAGGATCCCCTTAAACATAAAGAACATATATCAAAACTACATAAAGGAATTCCTAAATCAGAATCTCATAAACAAAAGTTACATGAATGTAATTTAGGTGTAAAACATAAAACTATTTCTTGTCCTAATTGCGGTAAAGAGGGTGGAGAAAGAGCCATTAAAAGGTGGCATTTTAATAACTGTAAGAATATTTCCCTGTAGTGTAACGGTAGCACGTGAATCTCCAAAATTCTTAGTCGCGGTTCGAATCCGTGCGGGGAAGCCAAACAATGGGCTGGTAGTGATAATGGTAGCACAGGGGCTTTGCAAGCCTTTAGTCGGAGTTCGATCCTCCGCCGGTCCACCAAACATGGTTCCATAGTATATCGGCGAGTATAGCGCCCTGTCACGGCGCAGGAACGGGTTCGAATCCCGTTGGGACCGCCAGATTGAAGCACATTTTGATGCCTATGAGGCAACAGAGTTGATCGCCTGTTGTACGGTGCGTGATGAGTGTGTTTCAATATGGTAGCAATACCAGAACACGTGGCCATCAGCGTGTATAAAGGCGGCGAGTCTTAAATGAAGTCGGTGACGGGATAGGTAGAACAG